CAGTGTTTGCAGCCAATCCGTTAGCAACGAAAATTGGAATACCATCGAAAGTTAAAGCACCACCATTATACCATTGTGTTCCTTTAGCATCTGTACCAGAGTTAGAAGTAGCAGCAACTGAGAAACCACCCAACGCTCTAATGTAAGCCTTCATAACACCTTGAGGAACATAGATTTTTAAATCAGGTGAACCGTACAATGCATTAGGAATTGCATCTACAATTTTACCTAATTCAGCGATTACCGTAGCAGAAGCAGAAATAGCAGAAGAACCTGCAACCTCGTTCGCAGTTGGTAAAGCAGCGTCAGCAGCTAACAAAGTAGAAATACCATCAATTTGACCCGCTGTTGCGTTTGTACCTCTCCAAATAGAAACCTCAACAGATGAAGCAACCTTATCAGTGATGTAAGCTAACAAGTAGTCAACAAATGATTTTGCCAAAACTTTGTTTGCACTGAATCCCATTTCTTCAGCTTGAAAAGTAGCCAAAAAGTCTTTTTTACATAATTGTAAATTTACTTGAAACTGCTCTAAAGTCAAACTTCTTTCAGAAAGTGTAACGGTAGAAGTAGCATCAAAATCACAAGTTGCGTTCTTTAAAATGTCGTCCGTTCCGATTTTGAACATTGTAGTTTTGTAAGCAATGTTAGGAATGATAGTCATCCCCCCATTTGCCAAAGTGTTACCGCTTAATAAAGCAGCTTTTACCCATAGTTTGGAATCTTGCCCAGCATATGAAGTTGAAATGTTAATTGTTGTAGCCATTTTTTATTTGTTTATTTGTTATTGTATACTTCTTCTAAAATCTTATCTCTTGTTGATTTACCTGTGTTTATCGCTAAATCCATATGCTCAATTGGTTTTGCGTTTTCAGGGTTGTACTGAATTGGTTTAGGCTCTTCAGTCAACTCGATTACTACTGGAGTCATTGCAGCTAACTTAGTTTCAAGTTCAGCAATCTTTGATTCCATTTCTGCAAAGTGTTGCTCAGTGATGCTTACAACTTTTTTAGGTTGTTTCACTTCAACTTCTGGAGTCACATCAGCTTCAACAGGCATTTCCTCCTCTTCCTCTTCTTTTGGCATCTCTTCAATCGCTGCAATCATTCCTTTTTCTTCAACGATTAAAACTCTGCCGTCTTCAAGTTCGTACTTGCCAACTTCCAAGGGTGCAGGTTCACCTTCAGGAACTACAATCATAACACTAGCACCAACTTCAAATGAATCGGCCTCGATTACCGTGTTACCATCTACTAACTTCATTTGCTCTAACTTCACCTCCATTCCTAAGAAGGTCTTGATAGTTTTTAACGCGTCTTTTATTTCTTTAGTCATATTTATATTTGTTTTAATTCAGTTTCTAATTGGTTAATTAATTTATTTCCGTAAATAATTCTATCTGAGTACATTTTAGGCTGTGGTATTTTTGTTAAATCAATACCCAATGCTTTAACTTGTGCTTCAAAACTTATTTTTTCCTCTGACAATCCTTTAACAAATCTTGATATTTCAGAAATAGATTTAGTTACAGATTGCTTTGCTTTTTGTTTCGTTGATTTAAGAGTTTCTAAAGTATCAATAGCAGGTTTGTTTATAGCACTCATTTTTTCAAAAGCTCCCGTTAAGTCATTACCAATTGCTAACTCCACGTTAATCTCAGATAACTCAACTTTGTAAAGCTCGCTTAGTATTTTATCTCTTGCTTTCATAACTATATAACTTTATTAACCTCTTTCTGTTGTAATTTGCCTTACTTCAATAGTATGGTTTACATTACTAATTGTTTGTTGTTCCGTGTTTCCAACACCTTGTGACTTCCCATCACAACACTCTTTTGAATACGTGCCATCTTTACATTGGCAACCTTTTTTACCTCCTTTTCTCATAACATTAATATATTACCTATTTCATTTGTAAACTCTTTAAACTCCTTAAAATCAATCTCTGTACACTTATTTTCTTTTACATAATCAATACCAATATAAGCCACAAAACTTCCTTTCTTAAAATATGGTGCTATACATATCGATTGAATTCCTTGCCTAAATAACGATGCTTTTGTCGTTTGCTCTTTGATGTTGTTTATTTGGCAATAATTCATTTTCTCTAACATTATCTGTTGTAAGAACATCGGGTACAAGCTAACGGGAATATTCTGTAAATTATGCGCTTCCGAACTAATACCATTGTTGCAAACTTCAAAGGTCATTGATTGGTGGTTTCTATGCGTACCATCGTAGTACTTGATCGTGTTGTGAAATTGAAATATATAAGCCCTATCAGCATTATATTTTGTCATCAATTCATTTAACATTTGTTGAATTAAAACATTGTTATTAATGTCTTTTTTCACCTCGTCAACACTTTCAATTTTTTTAACCACTACTTGAGTGACCAATGACTTGTAATAAAAAAGAATGAAAGCAAGCAGAATTATAATTAGCACTATTGTTTTCGTCTTTCTGATTTGCTCTAAAATGTACTTGATTTCATTCATAATTATATAACCTTTTTTTAGGGTCTTTGTTGTAAATTAGATGTAATCATTTATGATAGTTTCCTGCGCTGTTATTTCGGTTGTTACATCAGCATTTAAAACTTCATTTCCTACTTTGATTATATTTGAGTAGCTACTTTCTACATAAGTGTATGCTCCCCTTACTTCTTGATATACTTCTATCATGACAAACAGTTTAATGTTAATTGACTAATATCAAAGCTACACGCGTTTGATGTCGCTCCCGAAGTTCTAACCGCTTGCATTGTTATCGGTGTAGTATCGTTTGGCAAATTAGTTGTTATTGACCCCTCAACTGTTACGTTGTTTTCCAACGAAGTAACTTTGTAATAAACAGTCATTGAATTAAATGGGTTGTACAATTCAAAAACAAAAAAATCAGTTGCTGCACTTCCTGTTCTGTTTGCAGGAAAATTAACTCCTAAATCTATTTTTGTAGCCGTACCAGTTGCGTCGTTATGGAATATCTGTAAGTTTGTATCTGCTGCATCCGAACCTATTCCAACTATGTTAGTCAAACTTTCAACTGTTACCGTAGAAGAAATCCCTAATAAAGTTGTTGCCGATGTCATTCCGTAGAATTGTCTTGCACCTGTATTTAAAGACGTGTCTGAAACACCAAATCCAACGCAAAACCTCCAACCCATGTCAATGATATTAAAAGCACTTGTTGACCTGTACCCACATACACCGTTAGCTGCAGGAGTTGAAACACCAATTTTTAAACGTGTTTTTTTAGTTTGCATGGAAGTTGTTGACACCGCCACCGCTGTTGCTGTACCTTGTAGTGTTCCTGTTGCAATATTTTCAGAAAGCACCGTTGTTGAATTGTGTTGCGCCCTGTAACCCCTTGCAATTTCTGAACTTGCTACATTCCAATAACCAGTGCTTACAAGTTTAGCATCAATTTGATTTTCGACCGCTTGAGTTGTTGGGTACTTAGTGTTATTTAAAACCGTGAAATTCGTAGCCTTGTTTGCTAACACTTCGAAAGCCGCAACATCATAAATTATTTCTGAAATACCACTTGATGTACGCGTGTATATCTTCCCATTTGCAGTATTCATGTAGAACTCACCAATGTACAAATCAGTGCTTAACCATGTACCATCTCTATGGTCTGAACTTGCAGGAATAGTTGCAATTCCTGACCCTTTTTTAATTATAATTCTCTTTGTTATATCACTCATAAATTGTATATATCTGAATTAATACTCGTGCCTACACCTCCGGTAATCTTGTAAACATCTTCATCTGCACCAACTCCACCAAATAAAACACCGTTATCCTCATCGCTTAAATTTGTAATCAGTATTTTTTTTGGTATGCCACTATTGAATGGTTGTATAAATAAAGAGTCACTATCCAAAGCGGTAGTGACTTCTTTAAATCTTATAAATGAAGGTGTTAAATTGCCGTTAAACTCGGTCATTATAAAGCTAAATTACCAAATACATACGCCTCCGTAGCTGAAATAAACAGAATTGTCGCACTTGAATATTGACTATTAATCTTAAGTTTGCCGCCGTCACTTCTTAATGTTACACCTGATCCAGCGATTGTAGTTTGACCTGCTCCATATTGTGTAACCAAAACTTGTTGACCTATTGTGAAAACTCCTGAAGGAACGGTCAAAGTGTTTGCGGTTGCTTTGTTCATTTCAATTACTTGACCGTTGTCAGTAGCTACAAGTGTGTAAGAATCTGTTTTTCGTGCTAATGTTAAATCAATAACTTTTTGTTGTGTGTACGTTGCCCAACTCGTACCGTTCCATCGATAAGTCACATTGTTTTTTAAAGACGTAACAAATGCCCCAATTGGTGCGTATGTATTTTGAAAAACATATGCCCAAAAAGCACCACCCCATTCAATTACACCTGCATACGCTCCCGTTGGGTATAAGTATCTGTCTCCAACTGTTGGGGAGGATGGGAGCGATGTTATTACATCAATAACAGGTGTTGCCACCGATGTTTGAGAGCTGTAAAAAGCCCACGTTGTACCATCCCATCTATAAGTAATAGAAGTTTTTGTGTTTGTCACTAAAGTACCCACCTCCGCAGTTGGCTGCGCTGTTATGTACGCCCAAAACGACCCGTTCCATTCAATTACACCGTTGTAAGTTCCCGAAGGGAATAGATATTTATCTCCAACATTTGGCGAGGCAGGGAGCGATGTTATAACGTCTAAAACTATAATTGAAGCCTCTGTTGTTACTCCAACTTCTTTAATAAAACCATCAGCATGGTATTTTAACTTACCATCTATGTAGTGGATTGTTCCGTTTTCTTTTACGATTCCACTTTCGGATGCAAGTACGTCTGGCTGCACCTTCCATGTTGCGTTGTTAATCGTTTGCGTGTTGTCAATTATTGTTACTCCCATTTTATATTTGTTTTAAAAGTTCCTTAATTTCGTTTATTATATCCTCGTGGCTTTCTGCTTCAAGTTGGTCTAACCCATCAAACTTCCCTTCAATACTAAACCCTTTGAATTTACCGTCTTTGATTTGTTGCCACACCTCTTCGTTGTAAACTTTCATCTTGACAACCCATGAGCCCTTAACAGCATCTAATTTATAAATGTTAGACTTGTCGTGTTTCTCATCTTCAACTATCCAACTTTCGATTAAGCTAACACCCTCAACATTGTGGTCATGGTCAACCGTTACGTTGTTATTGTAATTCTTTTTAAGATAAAGTTCTTGCACCTTTGCGATTGTTTCTTCACTAAAAGATATTGTAAACTCCTTATCTTTGATGCGTCTTAAAATCTGTTTGTTAGGCACTAATGCAAGCCCCACAACTTCCCTCTTTTCATCGTTGGCAACTTGTAACTCAACACTAATTTCACTTAGAAAAATAAACGTCTCTTCAATGGCAGGGCGGTCTACTAATGAAATAGCGAAACACCCTTGGTCATCGTCTTTAATTGTTAGCTCTATATTCTGCATACTTTTATAACTTAATTTATATTAAAATGTTGCATTTCTTACTCTATTACGGTCTAAGGCTTGCGCTGTCGATACCTCGCCACTCACTACATATGCTTTAACAGGTTGTTGTTGCAACGCTCCTAACTGCATTTGTGGTTGTGCTTGAATAATATCAAAACTTGGCGTACGTGGTGCTGTTGGTGTACTTGTTGCTGTATCTCCACCACCGCCACTGCTCTGAAACTGTGTGTTAGCTATCTTTGCAATGTTCAAAGCTCCTAATGTACCAACTAAACCAGCCTGTATAATTTGCGCTCCAGGAAATAAAGGCACCTGAGTTAATGCAGCTGTAACCCCTTGAGCAGTGTTAACAATCGCGTTACCTAAACTTGCCGCTTTGTTTAGTTGAAATGCTTTTCGTTGGTCTGCTTCGTTACCATTTGCAAATAGCTCAGCAACACTCCCCAACACATCAAAAGACATTCGTGTTAACTCAATCTTTTTATCATTTTTTTGTTGTTCAAGTTGTTCTTCTTTTTCTATTCTTTTATTTAGGTCTTTTATATATTCTTCATTGGCTTCTTTGTTTATTTGTATTATTAAATCTTTTCTTCTTTGTTCTCTTTCTCTTTCTTTTTTTAACTGATTCTCAACATTTACAGGTTTTAACCTTATGTTTTCAGAATCCTCTAAGTCTTGAGCTTGCTTTTTTGCAAATTCGTCTTTTTTCTTTTGTAATTCTTGTTCTTTTTTTAAGTTTTCCTCTAAGTTGTTGTATGATTCTTTAAAGCCCTCTTTCTGTTTTGTAAGGGTGCTAATATTAAGCTCATCTTGTTTTAACTTCAACTCATCATTTTGGTCTTTTTTAGCCTTTAAAATAGCATTTCTTTGCGCTTGTAAGTCCTTATACTCTTTAT